TAATCACACCGTATGGTGCCTGTATAGGAGGTACGAACTAGAGTAGCCGACTAATTCGTGAAATTTGGCTGAAGGAGGTTTGTTGTATGGGATGCGACGTACAGCTCGCAGCAGCAAAATGTAGTAAGCTGCGCACATACCAGTACCAAAACCACAGGGCGAAGGAGACATTGAATTACATTAGTAATCCAACTGGGGCCATTGTGGAGAGTTCCATCAAACGAGATCTTATTAAAGCACTTTGTCTCACTTTTGATGATGAAGTAGATAATCGTAGCGAATATGATCCCGTTAAAGTGTTTGAAGGTCTTGCTCGTTATGTTGAGGACCCCTATGTCACTTTTAATGACTTAGCTTGGAATGCAGCTTATGCTGCTACTCTGAAAGCTTTCTCATTGCCACAAAGTGTCTATCAACATAAAGACTATGTCTACTTACGTCTTGCTATTAAAGATGAGAAGTCGAGCGGAGCTCCAGAGTTTACAGATAAGGGTAAGGTCTTTGATAAAGATCTGAAGCGTATGGAGAAGTGGCTATCCAATCAGATCGCGCCACAACCTTGTGTTGCTCAGCACAGAGTTCAATTTGGTCCAAAGACTCGCCTCGTCTGGGCTTATCCCCAGATGGTAACCTTAGCGGAGGCCTCTTTTGCTAGACCTCTTATTGATGCGTATGTACCTTTACGCACAGTTATGGCTAACGGAAAACACCATCATAAGGTATCTGCCATGATGACTCCAATGTTTAATGCGAGGGCTAGATATGGGTTGGACATGTCCAGGTTCGATTCATCCCCATGTCGACCACTAATTAATATGGCCTTCAATATCCTTGCATCTAACATTGATTGGAGTAGGTCTTCACATGAAGATTGGGAGAAGGTAAAGCATTATTTTATTCATACCCCTATCCTCATGCCTGACGGTTATGTGTATACAAAGCACAAAGGAGTACCGTCGGGAAGTTATTTCACACAGCTCATTGATAGTGTGATAAACCACTTTATCATCCAGTATGTATACTACATCCTTACTAAGGGACAGACTATATTCTTGGACAGGATTTTAGTCTTGGGTGATGACTCTCTATTCTCCTCTCCCTTCGCGATCAGTCTACATGACTTTGATCGTGAATTCAAGAAGATTGGTTTCTCCCTAAACACAAAGAAGACATGCTCAATTATTGATGGTCGAGCAAATTATCTTCGTGTGTATCACGGAGAACCCGAGTTGCATCAGACTGAGTTCCTCGGTCATATGTGGAAGCATGGCTTTATTGATAGGCCAGCTAGAGATGTCGCTGTTAGAATGATATATCCTGAGCGAGATAATAAAAGCAAGGAGAAGGATCCTAGACGACGCATCCGTTCTAGA